TCGCATTAAGTCGTGGCATTTCACGGCTTAGTGCTTTCTCAGCTGCCAATTTAGATTTATAGACATGGTTGATAATTTTGGGATTGGATTGATCCCCTTTAGTCAACCACTGGCGTGTTTTTCCTTTGTCTGCCGTGTATTGTGTTTTTAACCCGGTATAAGGTTTGATTTCTAATTCATTGTGTGCAGAAAACTTGCCTGTTTCTACATCGAGCAACGAGTATTCACGGTCGAGCCTTGCCTGAGCTGCTTCTTTGCTGACGTATAAATAGGTGAAATGCTTCGGATTGGACTGATCGCCTTTGGTTAACGGTACAGCTTTATCCCCTGATTGGTAATAGACCACTACCCCTGTCCACTTTTTGTCTTTTTCAGATTCAAATTGGTCTTCAAAAAGTTCTGCGACATCGTCTGCATCTGGACAAAATACTTCAAGTTCTATACCTGAGGTATAGCCACCATCCGCATCTAAAGTATGGATGATACGAGTGCCTAGCCAATAAATATCGTCGATTTGCTCTTTTAAGCCCTCAAATAGATATGTCATTTCGGGAATGATATCGGGCTTGCCCTTAGCAAAGGTATAGTTCAGTTTTATGGCGGTACGCTTGAGGTCGAGAAGCTTGGCTTTGGCAGCCAAAGTAGCTGACTGTTTGTCCTGGTGTATATGCCGAAGTTCTTTAATGTTTTGGTTGCTGGCATCGCCATACACGACTTCGAGTTTCTTGGCTTGTTCTTTGTCGTAATACCATGCCCGAACTGCCGAGATTTCTTCACCGCCATCATTTGAACTATAGAGGTGGTTGTCTCCTTGATCTCGGGTAATAAGATAGGTCGGTAAAGTTTGGCCTGAAATGGTTTGGCTGGCACCTTTGGCAGTGAATAGCAAAATGCCATTTTTTACAGTGGCAATCGCATCGTGTTCATCGGCAAGGCGTGTCAGCAGATTGGCATCTGATTCGTTCTGTACCAATTGTACGATTTTATGCTGTGCCAATTCGGCTTGGACGGAATATTCAAGTTCATGGGCATGGGCAATGGCTTGAACAACGTCCTGCAGCGTGACGTTATGAAAACTGCGTTCTTTTTTTTGCTTGAGTGACGATTTAAGGTCGGCACTGGATGCCCGAAGCGTTAAAACATCGGGAGCACCCGCATGTTCGACCTCTTTGACCGTGTATTTGCCTTTATAGACTAGACCTTCATTGCTCCAGCCAATCCATGCTTGAATGACCGCCCCTTTGGGTGGAATTTGCAGCTTACTGTCATGATCTGACAGCTGAATCTCGATAGTGTCAGACTCTAAACCGCGATTGTCAGTGATAGTCATACTCATGAAGCGATTGATCGCTTCGTTGTTGATGACGGTACCATCGACCTCAAGTTTATAAATAGCATGTGGAGAGGTGCTGTCTAGGACATCACCAATCATGTTTCCAACCGTTGAAAGAATGCCCACTAGAAAATACTCCCAGCAACTGCGCCTAGTACTCCAGTAATGAGTGAACCTGCAGATTGTGTTTTACTGATTTTTAGGCTGAATTCGACCATGCGTGGCTGACCATTTTTATAAAAATAGGTCTGTGTTTCATCAATTGAGTCGATTTTCCATAAGCCATAGACTTTGCCATTGCCAGCAATGAGTGGAAAGGATTTGCCTGTGTTCCCCATAAGACGTAATGCCGTTAAGGAGAGCTGTGAACCGAACTCTGGGACAATAGATCCGTCCAGACTGATGGTGTCTTCTCCTGGTCCAGTATATTGATACGCTGGTGCAGCACCATAACGTGAATTGCTGGCGTGTCGCCAGCTGGTACTGCGTTGTAAACTTTGATACGTGGCTGTGGGTATTGAAAATACAAACATGCCTAAGATCATCATCATTGTGTATTTTCCTTATTCGTTGTCCATAAAGCTGTTACGAGCACGTGCCAGCTTTTGATGTTCACGTTGATTTAACATTTGATTCACGACTTGGGCAATTTGCTGTACGGATTGACCCGGTTGCGTGTGAATGTGCATGGTAATGGTGTCACCTTGAATCACGATGTCGCCACGATTGCTGCCTGATGGCAATGCATGGGTATTTCTAATTTTGGATAACGCTGGTGCGACATTGATCTTTTGTATTAAACCCGAGACGTTTGGATTAAAAATGCCAAGGACGTCTGCAAACTTGGTTTTAAGCTCTGGGAAGCCTTGCTGTAAACCAAGGCGTAAACCGCCCATGATATGACCACCCAATCCAGCCATGACACGTGATGGACTATGAATGTCCATGCTGCGCTGCATGAATGAGGGTAAATAGGAATTAATGGTCGCCCAAAGTCCTTTGAGTTTTTCAAAGCCTGTTTTTATGCCCTTGATCAGTCCATCAATAATCATGCTGCCGAAGCCTGTGAATTTGGACGGCAGATCTATACCGAACCAAGACATGACTTTGGCAAATGCCATATAGAACAAGCCAATAGGCGACCAATTGATAATCAGGGCTGATACACCTTTGATACCGCCATTAAATGCAGTTTTAATCGTGCTCCAGATTCCGACAAAGAAGCCTTTGATCGGTTCCCAGTTTTTATAAATGAGATAAGCAGCTACAGCAATGGCTGTCACAGCCAATACGATTGGGTTTGTGAGGAATAACCGACCGACTATCATAAAGTTTTTAGCTAGCCCCAATAGATCCATCCGCAATATCGCCATAGGTGCTTTCAGCAATCTAAATGCTAAACCGAGTGCACCTGTACTTGGACCGAGTGTTGCCATCATTAAGCGCAAACTGAGCATGCCCAGAATAAGCGGTGAAAAGACGGCCAATGTGCCACCAATTGCTACTAAGCTGGCTGCAATACCTAAAAGACCAACACCTAAGATTTTTGCCAAGGTTGGGTTGCGTTCCATCCAGCCATTAAAGCTCTGTAATGCGCCTGTGGCTGTTTCAATGGCTTTGGTATAGATCGGAAGAATGGTGGTACCAAATTTAAGATAAGCATCGTGTAAATTGGCTCTGGCTTCGATTTCTTTACCTGTGGTGGTTCCCATGGCTTTACTGTTTAACTGGTCGATGTTATCTGCACCAGCATTCAGTTTTGCGTTCTTATGGATCTGCTCACGCTGCATATACATTTGAGCAAATAAGTTTGATGCAGTACGGTTGGTAAAAATACTGCCCATGGCGTCAATAATGTCGCCTTCTTTGGTAATGCCTTTTTTATTTAATTGGGGAACTAAAACTTGTTCCATCCATGCAAATTGGTCTTTTTTAAACAGTTCTGCCCCTTTAATCGCGCCAACATCAAGGAATGAAATCTGTCCAGACTTGTCGTGTTTAACCTTGCTTGGATCTTCAATTAAACCCAAGTTTTGCAGATTATTGGCTGCACGTTTGGTGGTTCGACCTTGATAGACGTTTTGGTAAGCTGACATCATGGCGGTACCGACACGGAAACCGCCCATTTCCTGAACTAAAGGTTCAAGTTTGTAATAGAATGCTTGGTTTTCAATGCCTTTGGCTGCAATACCACCTGTCTTGATCACGTTGAGCCATTCTTCAGCTTGGACACGTCCACCTGTGGCGGTAATGACTTGCTGGATAATATTGGCTTGTTCCATGAATGCTTTTTCACTTTTTAAGCCATTACGCATTTCAATGACTTTGAGCATGTCCATGAATTTTTTTTCATTTTCTGCGCCATCATCACCATACATTGCTTGATTGGAAAACTTCATTTTAGCCAAAGTTGGAGCGACCATTTGTGCATGATGCACATCGGCAAAAGCGGTTACACCGTCACGAACCAGCTGTAAGTTATCGAGTGTGGATGTACCAAAGGTTTTCATGGCTTTGGCATATTGGATGGCTTCTTCAGTGGCTTTTTTGCCTAAACCTAATGATGCAATGCGGTTTTCTTCTAAATCGACATGCTTGGTTTCGTTGATTGGCTTGCGTAATTGGTACATGGCCGTAACACCAGTGGCTGCTGCACCTGCTCCATACATACCTGCATTACGCACATGCCCTGCCATTTTTTGTGTGCTTTGCTGTACCCGATTTAAGTTCTGCAGGTATTTTTTTTGTTTGTCGATTTCGGTGTTGGTACCGTGAATTTGGTTTTTCAGTTTTTCCTGATGCTGAGCCAAATTAGTCGATTTTAAACCTGCCTGATTCAGCTCTTGACGTAATGCCATGAGCTTCGGCTTGCCCTCTGTGACGACTTTATTTAGGCGACGAGCTTCTGCTTCGGCTTTTTTCAGTTCTGCAGAAAGTTTGGCATTGGGATTGACAGCAAGCTGCTGTTTGAAAGATGCAATTTTACGATTGGTTTTGTCGAGTTCGGCTGTGGCCTGTTTGACATCTTCTTTCAGCTTTCTAAAGGTTGCGATTTTAGACTGCTGACGCTCTAAGTCTTTTAGCTGGTCATTGGTTTTTTTTAAGGCTTTGCTGGCAGCATTACTGCTGCCAACAATGAGCTTTAAAGCTGGGCTTAATTTGTTTTTAGCCCCAAAAATAACTTCAAGTTTTAATGCTTTCATTCGGCATCGGATCCATTTCGTTCAATGGCTTTTTGATGCCATTGCATCAGTTCTGTAAGTGACATGTCTTCAAAGGCTTGCGGTGACCAGTGGAAGACCACCGCAATGTTGGCCATTGCATCTTCTACTGTTGGAGTGACAGTTCTGCACGAACTGATTTCGGTTGCAAAAAATAGATTACCGCTGCACCCAATTGGACAAGATCTGCTGGTTCAACTAGACCGCTGTTCAACATTTGTTGTGACAAGGTTGGTGTAGTACATAGCGGTAAGATAGTGCAAATAGAGTTGATGTCCCCATTTAAGATTTCTGCAATACGGATTTTACGCAGTGCAGGCACACTTGGTTTGCGTACTTCGATTTGGCTATACGTGGTTTCACCAATTTTGATGGGTTCATCGAGATCCACCACTTGAATGTTTGGATCTGCGCTGATGAGTTTTAAATTTTCAATTTGCTCTGGTGTTTGTTCTAACGTTGACATGTGTTGTTCCTTAAAAAGTTTTAAATAAAAAAACCTTCTGCAGTACGGAACTACAGAAGGGTAGGAAAATTAGTGGCCAATGTTTGCACGGTGTTTTGCCATAAGGTCGACACCGTTGACGATTTCAATCATGTTCGGAATGTCAATTTCAACAATGACTTTGCCGTCGATAGTCAGTTTGTAATATGACCAGATTGTTTTTACCGAGGTTTCGGTGTCATCGCCCTGCTTTTGATTACCAAAGTCGATTTCTTCATGACGACCACGAACCACAATTTCGACTGCAGATGTTTCACCAGTGTCATCACGCTGGTATGAACCTGCAAAACGCAGCATGTGGGCATCCACTGTTTGTGCGCCCCATTGCTCAAGAATCAGTTGATCGATACCGCCCAGCTTCCAGTTGAACTCTGTGGTGTCATCACCTAGACCCAAGTCGACTTTGACGTTGCCGTTCATACCACCGCCACGCCAGTCTTCTAACTTGCGAACCAGTTTTGGAATGGTCACTTCGCCTGTTTGTCCAAGATATGAAGTACCGTTGTTGAACAGGTCCATGAGTTTTAATTTTTTAGGTAAAGCCATGTGCTTTTATTCCTTATGCAGTCATACGTGACGCAAAGTCAGCCAAGTACTTGTCTGTAATGCGTTGACGTAAAGTTAAGTCTTCAAGTGGCGGTACTGGTGTGTAGTCATAGTCCAAAATCAGCTGACCATTTTTAAGGCTTTCTTTGCTGTTTGCATTTGGATCGAACCAGCATGTGGCGTCGATGATGTAGCCTGCATTGGCTAAGCTGCGGAATTTGGCATTGATCCCTTCGACGATGTCACGTGCCAAACTTGGGTGTAGTGGTTTATCGACTGCCCACATGTGCCCTTCAGCCATGGTGTCAGCAATGACTTGTGCGGTACGTGTGTAGTTTTCAAAGGCAAAGAGTGGATCTGCTGAACAGGTACGTGAACCCCAGAAACGGAAGCCGTCACGCTGAATAAGTGTGGTCACTTCGTTTAAGTTGAGATAACCAGCGTCTGTGTCCATGCTTTGCAGTTGCCAGAAGACATCTTTTGAAATGCCTGTAACACCATTGACAGGTACGTTTGACAAAGTTTTATGCCAGCCGACTTCGTTATCAATTTTTGCTCGTAAACCGAGTGCTCGAGCAGTGGCTTCAAATGTCGTGGTTTCAGACGCTACGGTATCCCAGCCAAGAAAGTCTGGCCAAATTACCATGGTTTCACGAGAACCAATAGCATCACGGTAAGCGACTGCATCTTCTTTTGTTGCACAGCCATGCGCTGAGACATATACAAATGCACGAAGCTTTTCAGCAATACTGCCAAATGCTGCGACCACTGGTGCGGTGTCGAGTCCTGGTGCACCTAAAATACGTGGCTTGACTGCGAGATTTTGTTCTGCTGCAAGCAAGGCTTTCATGCCCGTGTATTTGCCGTCGACCTGACCACCAATGACTGCTGTGGTTTGGGCTGCTGCATCTTCTTTTTCTTCTACCCGAACCACAACGGTAATCGCATTGGTCTGATCTGCAATGGCTTGCAAACTACGAGCTAAAGTGCCTGATGTTCCTGCTTTTTCAATCGATGCCGAATGAAAGCATTAAAACTTGAAGTTATTTTTGGGGCTAAAAACAAATTA